TTAGCAGCGTCATCTCTGCTAAGTCCATCGGCCACCTCTGTGCCCGCTGCGGTTTGCGCTGCCATGGAGGCGCTGTCAAGCACATTGTTTGCCTTGATCTTCGCTACCTCGATGTCTTTGGCTGCGTTGAGTTCGGCAATCTCGCGGGCGTTGTTCAGCCTGATCTGCTCCATTTGCATCGACTGGTTCAATTCTGCGTTGTGCTTGTCTTGCTCTAGCTGGGCTTGGTATTGGGCCTTTCGCGCGTCAAGCTCTGCGGTGTGCTGAGTATCTCGCGCCTGCATTTCCTGCTTGTTCTGTTCAAGCTGCATAGCCCGCTGCGCTTCGCGTTCGGCAATTTGATCTTCCATCGCCTGGCGCTGCTGATCCTGCTGCGATTGCGCCTGGAACTTTTGCGCATCGGCCTGCAAGTCCATTTCTTTCATCTGGATTTGTGGATTCTTGGGAGGGTTCTGCATCTTTTTCTGGAATTCCGGAGAATCAGGTGACATGGCGTATTTTTCCGGCATGTCAAAGCCAAGCGTCTTCACCAGATCGGAAAACAAGGCGAAGGCGTGCTTTGCATCAACGAGCCCAGCAGGCCCGAGCATCTTGCCCTGCAAATCGGCGAGCATCATCAATTTGCGCTGCTTGTCCTCTTCGTTGCCTGTTCCAAGGCCGACCTTGACCGTCACATCAGTACGCTCGCGCCAGCCCTGTGGATTGACCGGCACGTACTTGCCCTTCATTCTGATTATTCGCTGCTTGTCCTGATAACGCGTCAGCAGGCTATGAACGCGCAGAACAAGCTCTTTCACTCCGGTTTCAGCAATCATTCGCGTGATCATCTCGACTTTTTGACTGGCTCGGTTCAAGTTTTCCATGAACGCGCCCTTAGTCACGTTGGACAGGGTATCAGGGTCGAGGTCTGAGCCTGCTTTTATGCCAGTACGCGATTCTTTAACGCGGTCAATGTAGTCAATCGCTGGCATCAAGTCGCCAATTATTGAGGGCGTAATAATTGAATGGAAGGCGTCACCGACCGGCTCCATGCCTTCGATTCGCCTTACCCCGCCCGGCTGACTAACCATAAAGTCGCCGACGTTGCAGCGTTCGTTGATCGCGGTCTGGCTGTTGTTGATCAGGTAGATGTTATCGAGCAGTTGCCGCTGGAGAACCGTCTTGATTTCCATCAGGTCGCCCAGATCGTCAAAGATCGACTCGCCGACGTGCCTATGGGGAACCCGTTTAGCCACAAATCCAGTGATCGCCACCTCTGGAATGGCTTGATTCCATTCCTCGCCGTCTGGAATCTGGTTACCCACCGAAACAACCCGGCGCAGCTCTGCAACGCCATCATCATCCCAGTCAACCCGAACGTAGGCCTCGCAATACTCAATTTCATCCATTGAACGGTCGTTCACGCTATTTCCGTAGCTGACGCGGCGTTCGTCGCTTACGCTATCGCGGCTGAATGACTGTGCCCCCCAGCGCGTGGTCTCGCTGTAACAAGGAAGCAAATCAACGAACTCTCGCTCCATGCCCATCTCAATCAAGTCACTTCTGGTCTTGCGCGTGACGTGCTCGACAAACGGCGAATCCTGAAGGGTGCCTCTGCACTTTCTGCTGACGCGAATCTCTTCGCACGGCACCGCCTCGATGCACACTTTGCCGATCTTGCGAACGATGCGCAGATCAAGGTCGTACACCGCCATAGGCCCCTGCGGAGTCATGATCTGGCGCTCTTCCTGCCCCTTGATCTTGACCTCAGAGCCATCCTGCTCAAGTTCCTGCATCATCTGCTGCACTTCTTGAATCACAAGCCCGCGATACTTCGGTTCTTCAATCTTTTCCGTGGTCTCCCACCAGTGCTTCATGTAGCCATTTTTAAGTAGTAGTGTGTCCTTTATTGCGTCGTGCAGGATGATCCAGCCCGCGTTATCTTTCATGATGACCTGATTGATGTAGTCAGTCTCAATCTCGGCCTGCGCTTCGTCTTCCTGGCTCACGGGGTCGAACTCGGCCACTGTTCCAGACTGCGTGAAAATACGCATGATGGCAGGCATGGCCCAATCGACAGCCTCACTCAAGTCTTTCGATACAACAGCGCTGCGCCCCTCCATTTCATTACCGTAGGGCCTGCCGTGATAGCGGTCCAAGGCGGTGGCGCGTTCGTTGCTCAGTTCTCCATCTTCCACGCCCAGGCTGTCGGCCCGGTGCGTTTCAATGATCGCCAGCAGCTCGATGTCAGTCAGTTTCATTCGTGTTTTGCCAGGAAGCGGGCAGCGTCAGGGTGCGGCAGCGTGACGGCAATGCTCAGGCCCTGGCCTAGAAGTCCGTTTACTACGCGCTCGACACGATCCGGAATCGACACATCAACGCTCTGGCCTTCCCAGATTCGTAGCGCGTAGGCCTGGGCCGCGCGCCGATCGTCAGTCTCGATGTGGTCGGCAATCCACTCCAGTTCTGCTGGAATATCAACGGGCGCGTCAGGCGCTTTAATGGCTTTCGCCGGGCGGCCACGCTTCACACGATGTACCGCGTCGGCACCTTCAAGGGTTGGTTCCATTCTTTACCTTTCGGCCTATAGCCTTCTTTTACGATGCACATCAGACCGTACGAGTCGGCTCCGTGGCTTGACCAGTCATGGTCGGGGCCAAGTCCGATGTTCCGCACGTCATCTTTTTTCTCGTGATACCAGCCCAGCGCCTCTAGCCCGGCCTGCGTTGTTGTCTCGTTAAACCATGTTTCATCAAACACGCGCCGACCCGCTTCGATGCGTGCGCTGGCTGCGCCTTTGCCTTGATTTGGCACAACCGTTACCTTGTATTCAGCCTTGCGAAGTGCTGACTCGTATGACACGTCATGCACTTTGTCTTGCGTTGCGCCGTCATGCGGTAGCCAGAATTGGCACCTATCTGGCGTGTAGTCGTGCTTGCGCATCCAAGCCAAGTGAGCTGATAGCGGCTGTCCGACTGACTCGTAATAGTCAAGCACGCGAGTCTCTTTTCCTACAAACTGAGCGATCCACATCGTGAATGCGTCAGCCCTGGCCCCCGTCCCGCCGATGTCAACAAAGGCTCTGAGCGTCATCAGTGGATCAGCGGACACGCGACTGATGCGCCCCTCATAACGGGCTTTTGTGAGGCTTTTGGCGTAGTAAGCGCCGTCCACTACGCTGACGTATCCACCATCCCAAATGTGGTTGTATTGATCGGGCCTGTTCTCATAGTCGCGCTGGCGTTCGCGCTCTAGCTTTTCTGGAAACTTCGGGTTATCGCGCCAGTTCAACTCGGCAACCTTGATCAGCGGATCATCTGCCAGTGAGAATCTAGCCTCGACTGCCGAATTCTTACGCTTACGGTTCCACGTTACCCACAGTTCGGCGTTCCAGTCCGCTCCCTCTTCTCGCAGCGTCGGCGTCAGGATGCTCCAAGCCTCTTCAGTCACCGGCTCGGCTTCGTCAACCCAGCAAATGAGTATCCGGCCTTTTGACTTGATGCTGTTGATTGAGCGATCCAGCCCAGCAAACGCAAACTCAATGTTGCCGTCTTTGCTCTTGATGTAGTTTTGCCCGATGTCGTACCAATCGGCCAGCCACGGCTCATCTTCAATCGCCCGCTTAACCTCTTCCAGGCTTGAGTCTGATAGCGAGTTCATGAATTGCCTGGCACAGAGTAGGATTCCCCGCTCACCAGAAACACCAAACATATACCCGCGTACCGCGATCATCTTGGCAAAGCTGCGCGTCTTGCCAGAGCCCCGACCCCCATAAGCACCACGAACGTCCGCTGGCCCGTCAAAGATCGGTATCAGCTTGGCGGGTAATTCAACCCTTTCGACTGTCACTCATTGGCACCAGTTCGACCCGATGCACCAGCGCAATAGCTCCTCCACCTTCGCCGGTGACCTGCATTGGCAGAACCTTGCCAATCAACGTCAGGAACGCGCCAGCGGTCTTTGGATCACGCGCACGGGCTGTCAGGTAGGCAACACCACCCGCAGCGTCAAGAGCACCCAGAATCATTTCCTTCAGCTCTTTGGTGGCCTTGTTCGGTACCCCCTTTCGACTGCCGCCCTTTGGCTGCGGTCGATTGGCAGTTTTCGGCACTTTGCCGACATTTTTGTCACTATTTGCCATGCTTTTAGACGCTGCCATTACGCAGTAGTCTCCTGTTGTTTTATCCCAACAACCCACCGGGGCGCTGGGCTTGTGGCTGTGCTGGCGCTTGGCTTTGCTGAAGCTGCTTGAGGTAGTCTTGCGGGCTCAGAACCGGCTGGCCCAAAGCCTCGGCCTCAGCTTTGTACATCTGATATGCGCGAATGCCTTGCTGTGCGGCCTGGCTCTGTTGAGTCGATCCACCCATGCCAAGATTTCCGAGAATGCTGGATAAGTCCATGGTGGCCTTGCGAAGAAAAAAGCCAGCGCTAAGGCTGGCGAAGCTGCATTCCAGCAGCGGAGATTGGGTTTTGGGATGGGTCGCAAAATTTGGACGTAAAAAAGCCGCCCGATTTGCATCTAGGTGGCTTATTTGATTGGTGGCCGGTGCTGATCTCAGGCTTACAGGCGATAGGCGCGCTGGTGGTGTCGCCTCGTTTTCCAAATCACCGTCAGGCCATAACCATACTCATCTCTGGCCCTACACCCGCACCGTATCGCTACACCGGGTGATCTCTCGTTCTGCTGATTAGCGCATCAGCCTGCGCATTCACCAAACGACTGCTGACTTGTCTAGATGCGAGCACAGTCTGGGGAGTTTCCTCGCAGATTCCCCGGCCAACTGGTATATCGCCAAATCAGCATGCGTTTAGCGGCTAATTTTGTCGGCACCTATCCACATGACGGTGCCCCTGATCTTTTGCTCTGCGTACGCAGAATTTTTAGGTTATCGGCATTTTATACCGATTTCACGGCTTTGCAAGCGGTTAATTATGACCAAGCGCCTAGAAATAATTGCGAATCGCGTTGATATACACGCCACAACGTGTATAATGGCCTCGCGCACACAAAATTGTGATGCACCCGAGGCCCCCGGTAGTGGG